ATGCAGTTGTTTTGATAAGTATATTAGTAACACCTGGAATACCTTTGAACTCAATAACAAATCTATCGCCATGAGATAGATTGGCGGGCATGTACCATATATTTCTTGGTATTTCAGAAATATCTATATCCACCGGTAATTTTTGATTTACTTTTCGTTTTCTATCGATTGTATTTCTAAGTTGAAGAGAGCTTGATAATTCTCGTAAATTCTCACGACGGTTATCAAACCCTATACCATTAATATGATCAATAGTGGTCGATTGACCCTTTCCTTGAAAACTATCACGTTGCAGAATATAATTATGCATACCATACGTATTTTTATTTCCAGTGCTTGGATCTATTGTATCAAATGCAACATAGTTATTTGCTATAACATGCCAGTGCGCTGATCGAACAACCACTTCATCTTCAATATCACATACAAATTTTATATATGTATCATTCCGTTTAACAATACCTACAAGATAATATCGCCCATTATAATAAACGTGCATATACGAGTTTGGTGCTCGTGGTCTTCCGCCAGGCATTGTCGTTGATACAAATCAATAGAATAAGATATAACCCTTTCATTTTTTTGTATTACTTGAATAAAACATGATAATATTATTATCACTTTTTATTAATATACTTATATGTTTATTTGAGTAATTATTAGTATAACTAAACAACCGATTATGGTGTTTAGTTGGAGTAAGCAAGCGTTTGGCCCAATACTTTCGTATCTCCTGAAGCTCTCCTACACCAGCTGATAGCAAGCTGATTGTATTCCTCTTCAAGACACTCATTTCTGAGGGGACGGACTCTATCTTATGCAGAACACCCTCCGTGTTCCGCCCACCGACATTGAGTCTCTGAACTGCACCCATAGTAACCGTATATTCCCTTCTAAGTCCTTTCATTCTATGAGCTGCGAAGCAGCTCACAAAAGGGAGGGGTCGAAGGGGAACCGTAGGTTCCCTTAGGGCTTGGCTGCGGATTGTCCCTATAATCTGGGTTTTGACCATACCCTCAAGTTTCCCTGAGGTGCCGCTGGATATCTTTCGATTCCAGGGCGGTACCAGATTCCTAACAGGAGTTTCCCGCAATTTGACGGTGTTGCCATATTGACATTTTTTATCAATAGCTATCTGACTAGCACTTCCTTTTCGAAGCACTTTTAGCAGCCAAATTCTCGAACAATTAGTTCGAGAATGCATAACCACCCCGGTGGTCTCCACTATATCTCTATAGCGGCCGGACTGTACCTTAAGCATTCTCAGGTTGATTAGACCTTCATCGAACACCGATGCCTTTGCAGTCTCTGAGACGGATTCGTGCCCTATCATAACGGGTTTAGAATCTCGCCTGCGGATTGTCCAATCCTTGACGTTATTACTATGTCTTAGGTCATTACCCCAGATGCCCCCTACAGTTTCCTGTAAGGGGTAGTAGTCAAGGTTCTCAGGAGATTCCCGCAACCAGGTCATCTTGCAGCGAAGAGCGTTGTCCTTGCTCTTGCTACTAGCCAGTTTCACTGTTTGTCCTCGGCGCATTTCGAGGCAGCTGGCTGTTTGGAACCAGTGGTCAAATCGTTTATACAAACGATTACAACGTAAAAAAATTCCAGACATGATACGCAATACATTATAATTGACAGCATAAATTCTCACCTGGGCAGTCAAGGCAGCACCAACAGTGTTGTTGGAGAGGATGACGTTCAGGGTAGCGTTATCGATACGAGAGAAGTTGCAAGTACCGCTGGGCTGGTGATCCTCAGGCTTGAGGGCGAAAGAATACACGTTGATACCAACAGCGGGGATGTTGGTGTGGTGCTGGTAGGGCTGCACCAAGTTGAAGTACTTGCCCTCACGCTCGGAGAATCGGTCATGACCGTTGAGCTGGATCTTGGCGAGCACGACAGGGTTCTTGCCGGCGAGGCCCTCAACGCGGGTCATGGAGTAACCAGAGTCGAGGATGGCGCGATCCCACCAGTCAGAGTAGTTGAAGGGCTGCTGGCCCTTCCAGGCGTTGATGGTGGTAGTATCGCAGGAGAGGAAAGAGTCGCGCTGGACAACCCAGACAAGCTCCTTGCAAGGGTGGTTGAAGTTGAGCTTGATCTTGTTGGAAGAGGAAGAGACGGACTCGGCGCCAGTGAACTGGAGCTGCTCGATGAGGTACTCGTGGGAGACCTGGGCGAAGCGCCTGCGCTCATCAGTATCGAGGTAGATGTAATCGACATAGAGAGAGGCAGAGACGAGGCCGGCGTTGGCAACGCGGTCGCGGATGGCGTTGGCGGAAACACCAGTGCCGTTGGCGTAGTCCCAGCAGAGATTGCGGAGCTCGTTGAACTCGAGCTGGATCTTGACCTCGTGGTACTGGAGGGCGATCAGGGGGAGGGCGAGGCCAGGGTTGCGGCAGAACCAGAACTGGAGGGGGATGTAGAGAGTGTACTCAGGGGCGCACTTGCGGACCTCAGTGGAAGCACTGGGCTCAGCGTTGGACTGGCAGTCGGCATCGCAGTCCTCACCACCCTGCTGGAGGATGTTGACGAGCTCAGGGACGTTACCAACCATCTCGGCGTAACCGGCCTGCTTACCGGGCTCCTGGGTGAGCTCATTCCAGATGTGGAGCCAGTCACCGTAGTGCTTATCGATCTGCTGTCCACCGATCTCGAGGTAGACGTTGTTGATGAGGTTGTGACCAACCCAGTTGAGCCACCTGAACTGAGCACCAGAACCATCAGAGGTCTGGAGGGTGACCTTGGGGAGGGTGCACTGGAGGTAGATCCTGTGGATCAGATCTCCGTTACGGGAGATAGTGCACTGCACCTTGCGGCCGAAGTTGGCGGCTCCGTTGAAGGTCTGCTCAATAGCCTCCATGGAGAAGTTGGTGTGGCGCCTGTAGACGACCTTGAAGACATTCAAGTGAATACCCTCCCTTTCGGGATATTTACTACAGGACGCAAAAAATAGGGATTGGACTATATCTTAGATGAGGGATGAACCCTCACCCATTGCCTTTTAGTCTCTGAACTGCCCCCATAGGATCTATTGATCACCTTGACATTCCCTCATTTGTCCAAACCTGGCGGTTTGGACAAACAATAGGGAGGGGTCAAAGGGGAACCGTAGGTTCCCTTAGGGGTTGGCTGCGGATTGCCCATTTCGGCTTTTAAGGCCTCATTTTTTGGATTTTTACCATACCAGAGTTCGTTCTCTGCCGCACCAATCTTTCGATTGATGTTTGGTACCAAAAACTTTAGGGTGTTCCCGCAATTTGACAATGTTGCAGCAAGCTTTGTGCAAGCACAAAACGAACCACTAGCAACTGTGGTCTGACTATGCACACTATACATGGAAAAACAGCAACCCATGCACAGCTACAAAGCCAATATTAAAGAACCACTAACGGATTTACAGGATGATTATTCTTTGTTCTCATCCACCGATTGCTTTTCAACCCCCTTAGTATGTCGAGGTGATCTGAGGATTGCCGGTCAGGTAGATATCCTGAGCGCCGTAAGCGACGAGCTGCATAAGACCACCAGAACCCATGATTGCTGTTTATGTCCTGTGCCAAGAAAAAAAATTTGTGGAACTCCGGGGATTTCCTGATAAATTCTGCGTTCATCCATCGGTCCCATCGTTCCCCACACTCAGTGGAAAGATAAAATAATTTTCAGGCCCATCTACTTTGGCATTAATGTAGCATGTATCTCATCCACTCGGATATATGTAAGAACTGTAAGTACAAATGCTGTCATAACGAGTCCAAAATGCCCACAGCAAAAGCATAACTTCACTCCAATTTCAAGAGTCGATTCTGGATACGATTGCAAATGGCCTCTGCGAACAATCACATCAGGATGTGTGGGTGCCGCTGCGCCTTCGGCAACACCAGCATCGCCAACAACATCCGTAAGATAAGGGGCTGGCATCGTGTTGGAATAACAGGACAGACACCGGAGTGATCCGTCATCTTTTCCCGACGCACCGCCACACCATAATCCGCCAAAGTGATTCCCAAAGATACACGTAGTCTAAACAGGCACCATCTGAGAACCCGATAGACGTATGTATGAACCCCGATCAGGTTCCATTGGATCAACTTCTGAATGGAGGCTTCGCATTTGACACACCCACAGTCGCCAAAACGGCTACCTCCTCTAGCAAGCAAGGATCCGCAAGCGATCCCCTCGCTGCCAAAACCCTCGAATCCTACCACAACGCCAACATTGCCCGTATGCGCGAACAAAAAGCTAGACTCCCTGAACTACGCCGACAACTCCAACAGAAAAAAACCGAATTTGCCAGCGTTGATGGCGCCTTCTTCGGTCCGTCGATTATCAGCAGTGCCCAAGATATTACAATCCTAACAACCCGCCAAAAACTGGAAAAGGAGATCCATGATCTCGAAGATGATATTCATGCAATCGAAAACGGCGAGAAAGAGTCCGATTACTTCCTCCGCGTGGGGGATATTCTGTTTTCCTACATGGATGCGCAGGACCGCATTGCCGCCGGTCAGAAAGCCACCGATCCCTTTTCCAGCAAAAAAACACGTATGCCGGCCAACAGTATCTATTCGTATTTTGCGGCTCCTGCAGAAGCTGCCACGGCGACAGCGACTGCGGCAGCGACAGCGACAGCGACTACGGCAGCGACAGCGACATCAACCACCGCACAAACTCCAGAACCCAGAAAGTTGGAGCCCAAGAAGGCCTCCGCCTCCCAACTCAAAACGGATATCGGCTTTCACCGCGACAAGGCCCTTGAAACCTACTTGTCAGCCCTCGATCCCAACAATATTAAGAATGATGCAGCCGTCATATCCACAATTGAGGAGAACTACGGCTGCTGTCCCGTCTGCGACACTGAAATGTTTTTCAACGAGACATTTCTCGACTGTTCGGAATGCGGATATCGCGAGTATATTCTCATCGATTCCGAGAAGCCATCGTACAAGGACCCACCCCGCGAGATGTCCTATTATGCCTACAAGAAGATCAACCATTTGAACGAGTGGCTGGCGCAGTTTCAGGCCAAGGAGACCACCGAGATTCCCGCGGCAGTCCTTGACCAGATTCGCGCCGAGCTCCGCAAAGAGCGCATAACCGACATGAGCAAACTCAAAGTCAGCAAACTCAAAGAGGTACTGAAGAAGCTCAAGCTGTCGCGTTGCTACGACCATGTTGCCCACATCCTCAATCGTCTCAACGGCATCTCGGCCCCCGTCCTGAGTCGCGAGGTGGAGGAGAAGCTCCGTTTCATGTTCAAAGAGATCCAGTTTTCCTTCGTCAAACACTGTCCCAAAAAGCGCTCGAACTTCCTTTCGTATTCATTTGTTCTCTACAAGTTCTGCGAGCTGCTCGAACTCGATGAATATTTGCCGTGTTTTCCGCTGCTTAAGAGTCGCGAGAAGTTGTATATGCAGGACAAGATTTGGCAGAAAATCTGCTTAGATCTAGACTGGGAGTTTCACCGCACCGTATAATCGGCGAAACTAAAACAAACTAATGCATCACTGTAGGGAATCCTGGACTTCCTACAGCGGTATCAGTCGTCGAGTACATTTCTTAATACACCGTAAAGAGGGGAAATGGATACATTCTCACTGCCTCCTCTAACTGCTCCCGCTCTGCCCGAAATGCCGGTAGCGGCTGTCATACCAAGAGAACCGGTATCGATAACGCCCATGGAAGTTATACGCCTCCGCCAGAAATTTCCTACGCATGTATTCGCTCTGGTCAAAAAAGGTGCCAAGGCTGTCGGAATCCCTACAATCGATAAAAATAAGTATATCGTTCCGGCAACGCTGACATTCGGCGAGTTCATGTTCATTATTCGCAAACGTATGCAGATGGGGCCAGAAAAAGCGCTTTTCCTTTTTGTGGGAAATACGATTCCGGTTGCATCTTCAACGATGGGTGAGGTTAATAAACAATATGGGCGCAACGGATATTTGGAGGTGTTTTACACGGGCGAATCGGTGTTCGGTGGTGTCCAGGCTAAGGCGATGTCCGCCATGGAAATATAGATTTTGCCATGAGCTCTGCGATGCCTCCCACATCGGTACATCTGGGTTTTGACATGGGCATTCGTAATCTGGCATTCTGTCTGATGGAGCATCATGTCGGCAGCGTTGGCGACAGCACCGACAACATCGACAACTGGCGTGTCGTGGCCTGGGACAACGTAGATTTGCTGGCAGGAGGTGCATCGGCACAGACGGCGCGACGCTGTAAGGGTTGTGGGGGTCCCGCGGCATTTGTGGAGGTGGCGACGGAAGTCCTGTGGTGCAAGGGGTGTGCAACGGGTGTCCGTCGCAAAAAGGTGGTGTCCGCAACACCCGCGATGCCGGCGCTCCCCTGTGGCCTGGCGGCCAAGGACTTGAGGGATCTCGGCGTGAAGGCGGGATGGGGGACTAAGAAGATGAAGAAGGAGGAGTTGCTCGCGGAGGCTTCGCGGCGATATCTGATGCCCTGGAAGGCACCCAAGGCAACATCGCCCTCTTTTACGACCATTCGGCGCGCCATTGATTCCTGGTTGGATCGAATGCTTCCTACATTCGCTGCCGCCACGCTTATTCGTCTCGAAAATCAGCCGGTCATGAAAGGCCCTACTATGAAATCGGTTCAGATGGTGCTATTTACTCTGTTGGGGCATCGGCTGGAGCGCGAACATGGATGGGGTGGCGAGATTGTGTTTGTGCATGCGGGGGTCAAGACGAGGGGTCTTGAGGCCGAGGCTGCTGAGGAAGTCGAGATGATTGAGGATGCCCCTCTGGTTGGCTCGGATGCCAGCGCAGCCGCGACAGCCGAAGAATCCAAGGCATACCGTGCCCGCAAGAAGAGCGCCGAAACGGAAACAGTGGATGCCCTTGTGAAAAGAGGGGATGCCGATGCACTCCGTTGGAAGGCCTTCTTCGAATCCCGTTCAAAGAAGAGTGATCTGGCGGATGCATTCCTAATGGCACTCCGTAAGGCATAAACATTGCCTAATAAAACGATATCAGTATGATAATGAACTGGGAAGAAGAGGAGAAGGAGATTATACGGGCATTGGTTTCCCTTAGATTCGAAGAAGAAGAGGAGAAGGAGACTGTAAGGGCATTGGTTTCCCTTAGATTCGAAGAAGAGCTGGCCGCAGAGGCACTTCTACATATTCGGTTCGATGCCTTGAAAATAATTGAAAATCCTGCAGAAGATTGAGAAAAAATGATATTGCAACGGCTCGGATGGTGGAGTAGCACATCGTTTTAGCAAATGCCGTTCATGCCTCCCCCTTCCAAGACCAAGAAGATTCGTTCCTCTCGCCATGCCGGTGGCAGCGGTAGTGGCAGTGGTAATGCCGACCAGGACTCTGATTTGGATTCCCGTGGCAACGTAAAACATTTGATTGACTATGACTATGAAGAAGAGACTTCATCGTCAGAGTCGATTAAGCAGCGCAGCAAACATCCTAGACGTGCCAAGAAGATTGCGGAGCGCCGTATTCGCCGTGCAGTCCGTAAAGACGAGGCATCATCGGCATCCCAGTCATCCGAGTCTATTCCAGAACTTCCTACAATCCGTCGTAAAAAGCCCTCTCTTGTCGTTGAGGAGTACGAGGGCGGCCGTGGTGGTAGTAGCAGCGGCGGCATGAAGAAGAGCGCGAGCACCAGTTCGAATCTAACGTCTCTTACAGCCAGGTCCAAGGGCTCTGCAGCAGCCGCGCCAACCACACCAGATCGCAAGACGAAACCGACTCCTCCCAATGCACCTCCTCGCAGACGCCAACCAGTCATTGAAGAGGAGAGCGAGGAGGAAGAAGAGGACGATGACTTTGACGAAGAAGAGGAGGACGAGATGGAGGATGATTCCTACGAGACCACCGAGGATGATGAAGACATGGAGTTGGAGGATGACGAGGATGACGAGGATGATGATGACGAAGAGGATGAGAAGCCCCGTGGAAAGAAGGCTGGCATAACCCTGTTTGAACTCCTGAACGGCGAAGAGGATGATCCCAGGAAGCCCAAGAAATACAATCTTAAAAAAGAGCCTGCCAATGTGCGCCGTTTCGTGGAACTCGTTCAGCAGGAGAATGAGGAGGAGGATAACATCGATAACGACATAACTTATTTCAAGTCCCTGTCCGCCGAGAAGCAGTTGGCACTCATGAAAATCCTGGAACAGAAGGCGGCCCCTACAGAGGTCCAGGTTCCTCTCAAGTTCAAGATCCTTGAAAAGGTGTCCAACAATCCGGATCTTGCCCGTGTTGCCATGTCAAAATACAATGCGCTCATGAACATCGACCCGTCCTCCACCGAATACTACAAATGCTCCCATTGGATCAACGGTTTCACGGGCCTGCCCCTCGGTGTGTTCAAGGATTTGCCGGTACGCATCGAGGATGGACCCGAAAAGTGCCAGGACTTCATGGGACTCGTTGCAAAGAACATGGATGATGCCATCTACGGCCACGAGGACGCCAAGCTCCAGATCATGCAGTTCATCTCATCCTGGATTGCGAATCCAAAGGCTCACGGCAATGTTATGAGCATCCATGGTCCTCCAGGTATTGGTAAGACGTCCCTCATCAAAGATGGTGTTGCCAAGGCGCTCGGTCGTCCCTTCCATTTCATTACCCTCGGTGGTGCCACGGATGCCTCATTCCTCGATGGCCACTCCTACACCTACGAGGGATCCACGTGGGGTAAGATTGTGGATGTGCTCATCCAGTCGAAGTGCATGAACCCCGTAATCTACTTTGATGAGCTCGACAAGGTGTCAGAGACTCCCAAGGGCGAGGAGATCATGAACATGCTCATCCATATTACGGACGGCAGTCAGAATGACAGATTCCAGGATAAATACTTTACTGGAATCAATCTCGATTTGAGCCGTTGTCTCTTCATCTTCAGCCATAACGATCACGGGCGCGTGAATCCCATCTTGAAGGACCGTATGTACAACATTGAGGTGAAGGGGTTCGACGCCAAGCAGAAGCTCCAGATTGCCGAGAAGTATCTGGTGGGTGCGGCACTTCAGGAGGTGGGGCTCTTTGAGAAGGTCAGCCTTGGTCGCGAGATCATCCAGCACATCATCGAGCACTACACCGGCGGTGAGCAGGGGGTCCGCGAACTCAAACGTTGCATCCAGACGGTAGTGAGCAAGATTAATCTCCTCCGCTTCTTCAACAATTCCAAACAGGTCCCCTTTGCAATCGAGGGATTCGGATTACCTTTCACCGTGAAGAAGAGTCATATCGAGCTCTTCCTAAAACGCAAGGATGGTATTGATGCCAGCATCGCACATCTTTATACTTAAATACTTTCCACCGCTTCCTACATGATCGAATTAGCATTTTTGATTAAAAGTTGGGCATACCAACCTGTAAGTCGCCTGCAGCACCAGAGGCAGCCCTGTCTTTCCCGACGACCTCGTCGCTAGCAGCGGCAGCGGCATCGGCACCAGTGGCCTCTGCATCGCTGCTGTCGCCGGCGCCAGCACCACCACCACCGCCCATCTTGAGCGCACTAGTTAGCACAGCAGAACCGGCTGCGGCGGCCTTCACCACCTCATTGAGATCGATAGATGTAGTACCGATCTTGTTGATGAGTTCGCCCATATCGCCACCGGAACCGAAGATCCATGCATAGGCAAGCAGACCGGATCCCACAAGTCCCGCTATAAACCAGCGGAACAATATGGCCTTTTCCGGGACCTTTTTATGCTTAAAAGAACCCCAGCCCGCGGACAGGAAAAGGGCGAGCAGACCGCCTCCTAAAGCGACACCGATGAAGTATAGGGATGCCGCCATGTGTGTGTTTGGAGGACAGAGAGAAAACATAACGCGTATAGTTCCGCGGTTGCCACGCGTTTGCCACACGGCAACCATGCAAGAAAACACACCCCATTGTAAGGAGTGATGTCATCTCACGGAAAGGGTTCTAGCTCTGTTGCGGGCCCCAAAGCTGCATCGATTTCAAAGAAGGCAACCGATGAGTTGGCAGAGGGGATCATTCAGGATCCGCATCTATTTTTAGGTCTCTGTACAGTCATTCGTGCCGCCGCAGAACGTGCAATCACCCGCGAGGTTGTCGCAAAAGCCAATGATATTTGTGTGCTCCCTACAATGGAAAGTGTGGAACGCGATATTATACCGGTATGTCTTGAGGCAACGGGTGTGGCGAGTATCGTGAAATTCAATCCGCTGGCCATGAGTTTTGTAGGGGGCGCAGCGATTCATCTGTATAACATGGCGCTCAAGGATGTCCTCGGCTATGATTTTGTGCGAAATACGCCGGATATTGATGCCGTTTGGTGGCCCGAAATTCAGTTGCCTTCCAATATTTCCACACAGTTGAATGAGCGTGGTAAGATTCTTGAGGGCAAGGCGCTCGAGGATATACGTGTTAAAAGTGTGGGCGGTTATGGTTGGATGGCCCGTGAGCAGCATGTGGCATTTCGTGGGACGGAATATGTAGTGGTGAGTGCATCGCCGGCAATTACTGCGCTTGTGGGCTCATTTGAGGCCGAACTGAAGAAGGGGCTCGATCAATTTCTGAAAGATAATCGCGGAGCCTTCAATGCCCATGTGAGTTCAAAGACCACGCGTAAGACGCCACCGGTGTTTGAATTCAAGACGGCAACCGATCATCACATCAAGAGCGGTGTCTGGAATGTCCAGGGCAATCTGCACTTTCATGATCGTATCATTAAACTCATTGAAATTGCGGTGCATGACGGTGGTTCCTCACAGATCCCGCCCAAGCATATTATTGAACCACAGGTTCGTGATCCCATCTTCCTGCGTCCAATCACGACGGATGTCCACCGACTGTTGATTGCTGGACGCGAATACTCGGTTCCTATTCTTACAAAATTATTCGACCAGCAATTCTTCGCACTCGTGGTGCGATTCAACAGTCTTCGGAATCGGTTTATGGGATCGGCAGAGGAGAAGAAGTCGGAAATTCGGCGAAAAATCGAATCCCACTATCGCCGATGTTATTATCTACTATTTGTGATGAGGCGCTGTCTCGATCCCAGTCTCAAGCCGATATTAACGGACATTCTCGGTTTTGTGTTGCACCCCATGACGATCAATCAATTCCAACAGAGCATCCAAAATAGTATTGAGTGGATTGCATCGTGCCCTGAGACTCTTGAACTCTGTGGAATTCGTGCAGACAATCCACTTTTTGCACAGGCATGTAATGAGGGTATCTTTATCAAGAAGGAGCTATGTGGGAAATCTACGGGACCCATATTCAACCCTGGAAATCTTCCGTTGGAAGATATGCATCAAACGGCGCCTTCAGTACCAGCGTATCCGTCATCATCCACAATGGGCTACCAGCTTATTCCTCTTTCATCCATTGCAGCCTCCGAGTCATCGTCCTATCTGCCGCCTCCTATGACATATCAATCTGCCTACCAGCCTCCTTACGGGACTACCTATCAACCTACCTACGCGCCAACATATGAATCTGCGTATATGCCAACCTACCAACCCGCTTATCCGCAAGTACCACCATCTTACGCACCAGGCTATATGGTTCCTATTGCACCACCACCGCCATCACAACAGATGTACTATTCTTACGGAGATCCGATGATGACTCCGATGGGCTCCATGGCGCCACCGCCGCATCGCGAAGCCTCTCTGTTTTATTCGCCTCCAATGGCATCACCAATGGGTTTCAAAAAAGGAAAGCATAAAAAGGGTGGAACACGCCGACGCTCTAAGGCACGCAAAGGAACACGTCGCCACTAAATTGCATATTACACCATTATTATCATGTTGGGAATACCGGAACTTCCATCATGATAAAATATAAGTTTAGGGAATTAAAGAGTTTCGAAGTCCGCATCACTGAGGCCGACTGAGTCAATCGCGACGGATTCAGCCATGGGATTTGAATCGATCACTTCGGCATCAATATCAGAGGATTCGGTGGATGAGATGGAGATGCGAGGAAGGGGGCCAGAGTCATAGTCGTAGTCATATACATCTGGCATTTCTTCAATACTCATCTTGGGGGCATAGCGCATCTCTGCACCGGTCGGCTGGGTTTCATCGAATACCATTTCATAGGGGCTGAAACGGACACTGGGTTCGGTATCAATGACGACATCTGGGATCGATTCGCTCACGGGTTCTGCCACTGGTGCTGCCACGGGTGCTTCCTCTTTGATTAGGTTGAGACGAGGGGCAGAGGATGTAGGAAGCGGGGGAGCAGGTGTGGGGAGTTCAGGGACTTTTGAGACAGCTACAACGGGAGCATTTTGAGTTGCAGAAACTGCCTTGGATTCTTCGGCAGCAGGAGCAGGGACTGGTGCTGGTGCTGGGATAGCGGCAGCGGCAGGGATAGTGGTAGCAGCAGGGATAGTGGTAGCAGCAGGGATAGCAGCAGCGGTAGCGGCAGCAGCAGGGATAGCGGCAGCAGCGGCAGGAGCAGAAACAACCTCTTCAAAGAAAGGAACAGCATCACCACCTGTTTGTTTTTCCTTAATATCAGTCGGTTGTTCGGCAGCAACTGGAGGAGCAGGAATTTCATCTTCGGAATCCATGGAATCTCCATCATCATCATCCTCTGAATCCGAGGAATCTTCCTCAACAGGGACAGGGGCAGGGAGAGCTTTAGCAGCCTTGTGTTTCGAGGAGGATGAGGACTTCTTGGACTTGCGCACATCAGCCTCCACCTCGGCGGCATCCTCATCATCCTCGATTAAGTTATCGCGCAGGATGGACTTAATGGGAAGCAGAGATCGTACGGCACTTCCAAGAGCCTCCACGCACATTGCCTCCGCCTGCAAAATATTCTTCTGTTTTTCAATGGGCGACAGGTCCTCCCCAAACAGGAAGGGTGCCTTCCAGAAACTGCGAGCACATTCCACAAACACCCTGTGCATGAAATGGTCCAGCTTCGGTAGCGTAATCTGCAACTTCTTCTGTCGGCTGGAAACACGGATTGCAGTCAGCATCTTGGTGTGTGCGATAAAGACGGCGGTCATGAGATCCTCCACATAGTCGCAGCGGCAAGAATCAAGGAGGGAATTGACATTGCGGTCGATAATGTCCTGATTCCAACGAGGGACCTCGGAACACCAGCTCTGAAAGGCCGACATCGCCTTCTTCCCCTCACGCTGTGCAATCTCATCGTATTCCTTGCGGAAGAATTCTACAAGAGGTGGGACAACCCAGGTGGCCATCTGTTTTAAGTACTCATTGCGAGCCTCCGAATACAATGAGACGTTCTCCATTCTATTCGAAGTCTAAGGGTCGTTTTTATACCGTTTTACGCGCCAACTGCTACAACTCTGGCAGAGCCACTAAGTTTCTGGATGGAACGGAAAAACACGGCGCGCGTTGAAATGCCACCAAGCCGGGACCACTGGAGGCGCATGTAGGAAATATCAGGATGCTTGGACCACCCGTATGTCAAAAGATCCCTACAATCGAGACCGCGTAGTCTGCATTCATTATCGGCATAAATAGCCCAGGCGATCCAATCGCGTTCGGTTGCGGTCTCGGCAGCCGGTCTTGCGGCCAGTATATCCCTATATTCCCTACAGTCCTCATCGAGTCCCATTGCATCCCCGTTCCAATGGCAGGCGAGGGCGTTCAGGAGTGCCAGGCGCATATTGCCACCGCTCAACTGTTCAATGGCGTCGCAGGTGGCAGGAGGGAGCACGAATCCGGTGCGGCGATTGATTTCATAACGAACTTCTGTAGGGAGCGGGGCATTCACATTGTAAAGTCGTGATCGGCTGAGGATGGGCTCGGCAATAGCACCGGCATCCGAACATTCAAACATGAAGCGCGTGGTATTCGACGTGGTTTCCATCATACGGCGGAGGAAGGCCTGGGTATCCGCTGCAAGAGCATCGGCGTGCTCCAGCACAATCCAGCGGAAATCCCCTGCGTGCGTACGCGATCCACGGGCGAACCCGCGAATGTTGTCGCGGAGGTCGCGCAGACCCGAGTTCGCCGTGCAGTCCAACATCAGTAGGGGGCGGCGCTTCTCGTACTCCATTAGAATCCGGATAAAAAGAGACTTCCCACATCCCGCCGGACCACTCAGGACAATATGGGGACACGTGTTTGTGCGAATCTGTTCGGCTAATTCGCGCCATACATCGGCATTTCCCACGATATCGTCGAGCTTCCTGGGAGTCGCGGGGTCGTATTTCGCAATGTCCAACATAGCTTTACAGCTGCTATTGTAGGTAGCTGTGGAAAGGCCTTAGGCGTCCTCGACCACCCTGGGTCCATACAGAAGGGTCGCAGGACCATCCTTGGTCGTGCGCAGAATATTTCCGCAGAGAGAATGAATGCGAATGGTATCCGCGGCGAGCTTTGTGCGCACCTCAATCTGCACGGAGGTGGCGTTTGCAAAGTTAATGCAGCCGTTAAAGGTGGTAAATTTGTATGAGAATAGGCTCCAAGTATCCGTTGCTTTCAACAGCGGGATATATTGACTGTGTGCCATAGTGGAGCTCGAGATATAGCTAATCAAGTCGTAATCATAGTCGATGAACATTTCGCCATCCACGATAATTCGGAGTCCCGTAATATTTTTGGGTCCAATCTTCGATTCAATGAAGAGGCCTTTGGTGGGTCCAAAGAATGCGCCGGTGCTCTGACATGTATGAACGGTGTCCGCATCGGCGTCCCCTGGAATCGCCGCGCGTTTGTCGGTTTCCTGGGTCTGAATGCACTCGAGGGGATGATACTTTTGCACAGATCCCCTATAGCTTTCATGCGGATAATATGAAAGATAACCGTATTCGAGGACAACCTCGGCTTTCTGAATCCCGCTGGCACGTACCACAATCCCTACATCCTGCTCTAAGGGCAAATGATCCATGATCATATTCATGTCAAATTTGATGCGAATCTTATCGGTGGAGACGGTTGCAAGTTCAAAATCGGACAGGAGACTGTAGGGAATCCGGTGAATTGTCGTACTCCCTACAGTCAGCTCAATCGTGTTGATGGTGGGATTAGGAAAGGCCTGCTTGTGGAAGACGAACCCACGGATCCATGCAATGTGCCCGCGATTGCGTGGGATCGTAGCGCGGAAGCTGGCTTCTGCGATGGCCGGCTCAAGCTCCAGCTTGCCAAACGTGGTGCATTCAATTTGATGTTTATCAATTGCGGAGCACCCCTTGTTGAAGTCAGCGGGAATCGTATCATCCTTTGTAAGACGCTTGAAGAGCGTGTGTTCTGCCATTTAATGTATCATCGGTATCTCAAATGGAAGTGATTCATCAATTTTTATGTTGGGAGTGCTGGGTCTGCTGGGTCTGCTGGGTCTGCTGGGTTCCTGGACTTTAGAAAGCGGGTGTTGCATGCAATGGGATGACGTAGGGGTTAGTCTCCAGGGAGCTGACGACGTCGTACTGGTTGCGCTCGGCGCTGACGTCGAGCTTGAGGGCGGCACGGGGTCTCTGCATTCCCAACACCTCGACGCCGGTTGTTTCGGCGGCCACGCGATCCTTGGCGGGGGCGCGGTCATTCACGGAATCCGAGGTGATCTTGCGGTACTGCATATTGACGTAGTCTTCGCCGTTGAAAATCTTGGTGGAGGAGTTGGTGGGCGTGCGTCCTTTGGCGATATGCTCCTTTTGGGCGTAGTGTCGGACATTGCGGGCGGCCATCTGGTTCATCTCTTGGCTGACGAAGGCGCCGGCGGGGCCGGTGTGGGCGGACTTGGCACTGATGGCAGCCTTCTGGGTATTCTTGGCGCGGTCCTGGAGGGGGAGGAAGGACTTGTCATTCTCACCCTTGCCGACGTTGCGGGTCCATTCGACCTGGTCGAGAGTGTCGCGACCGGTCACGCGGGCAATATCATCAGGATCATACACCGTGAGTTTCTGGGCCTCCTTGGGGGCAGCCATACCGAACCAGTCATTGTCAATGGTCTGTTCCTTAATGGTGGTGCGCGCAACATCGTTGGGATCATATACAGTCAGTTTGGGTTGGGCGCTCACAGGAGCCATCATACCAAACCAGTCGCTATCGATCGTCTGTTCCTTTATGGTGGTGCGGGCAACATCGTTGGGATCATAGGCAACGCCCTTGGGTGCCATGGCCCCGCTGCCGATGGCAGTGAAATTGCCGGTCATACGGATGTTATCAATGGTCTCCTCGGCACGTGTGGGTCGCACAGCATCCTGCTGTTGGAGTGCGGTTCCGTACTCCGCGGGAACCAAGTTGGTTGCATGGACCCTCTCACCGGTGAAGTAGCGCTCATTGGGTCGGATCTCCACGCCCGATTTTCCGTAATCATTCTCGGCGGCATCGGTATCCTTATTGAAATACGTGGTGGCGTCGGCATTGCGGAAGCCGAAAGGTCCATGCTGTTTGACGAGGGGTGCCTTGGCAGCGGCGACATTGTAGGTGGCGAATCCCTCGGCCTGCACGGCTGCACCGGCGTATTCCTTGCTGGTGTCGGGGCGCGTGGTCTCCTTGAGCACCTGGGCGGCACGTGCAGTTGCTTTGAGATCGGCGCCGGTGGTCACGAAGTTGCGTTCGCCGTGTTCATTGATGTAGAACTTGTCGGGGTTGTATTTAGCGACTTCACCGATAGTTTCGGCGGTTCCGCTGGTGGTGATAAAATGCGCACCAGGAACCACGGGTTTCTCATAGGAGAGCTTGGGATTGGTGGCAACACGCAGGTCGTCCGTGCGAGGCATGCGTTCGAGCATCCATTCTTCGCCGGCCTGCTGTTGGTAGCCGCCAGAGGGGATATGTGTAAAACCCTGATTAAGTCCAGGGCCCACACGGATAGGTTCAACGGGGGTCTCATTAGCCCTGTTGCGGGGCGCATTGATACGCGACTCCATGAAATCCGAGGACGATTCGAGACCGAACGGGTTTCCCATGGGCTGTTTTGTGGGTTCAAACAGGGGTGTCTGTTCGCGCTTAGAGAACTGTTCGGATGCAGAACCCGTCTGGTAGTCGAGTACTTGAGTATTGGCGCCCTCGTAGAGATTCTGTTTCACCTGTCCGCGAAAGAAAGGGACCATATTATTATGTTTGAACTCACCGGGTTTGTAGGCGACACCGGTGAGAGGGGAAATGTATCCATCGCGCGGCGTCGCGTTCTCAACAGAGTCGGGGCGCATTTGTACGATGGGAACACCGACGCCCCCAGTTAGTGCCTCACTGCCCGAAAGAATGGTCTTGGGCGGTCTTATACCTACATCGAACGTATTGCCCTCAAATCGGCTTGGTCTAGGTTCGGCAGCGATCATATTGCCGGTTGCCGGAAGACGAAATTGAAGATCGAGGTCTCCTACAAGCGACTTGCCGACCTGTTGGCGCGTGGGTTGCGGTGTTTCGATCTGCCCTTTCGGTGCTGCGCCACTGGGCGTAGATGCGAAGGCCTCCTTTATTTTCTTCTTGACTGCGGTGGCAGCATCCTCGGGTGATGCAAGATAACCGAGACCAAGTAGTCCCAAAAATGCGAGCGATTCCATGCTCTTAATCCTATATGGGAGTAATAGTTCTGCGGCGTATCAATGAACGATGTTGGAAATCCTGGACTCCCTACATCGATCAATTATGTATTTCTGTTTCTGTGTTTATTCATTGCTCATATTCATGCGCGAGCCAAACATGGCGGATAGATTATTTATTTCGCCCTTCTTGATGCCAGTACGACGGGGCTTGGGGGCGTTTTGGAGGGACACATGCTGGACCTGCATACCCGTTTGCTTGGCGAGCTGGCGAGCAGACTGACGTATGGGGGCAATCATAGGCTTGGGCGTCTTGTTCGCCTTGGATGCCCTAGTTTGTTTGACCGTCTTGGCCGCATTGGCCAGGGTTGCCTTTGTCTTGCGGGTTGCCTTGGTCTTACGGGTTTTCTTCGTTCCTTTCTTGATACCAGAAACAGCGGCGGCAGCGGCGGCGGCAGAACGGGCCTTATTCCGTTTCGTCATAAGATTGGCTGTTCTTCGCAAATTCCTTGCGGAGAGCTGTGATTTAAGGTGCTTCAGCTTGCGCGAGAGAAGGAACTGGGCCTTTCGGTTGTAGGGAGCATATTGTACGCTTTCCTGTTCAGGAACGGCGGGAAACATGTGGGCAGGGGGGGCAGCAGAGGCAAATCCATACGATTGATGAACCGTGGGCTTCATGGACTTACTGACAGTCTGTCGGAGACGATGGAAAAACATACGAGGATCCGGTTTTCTTCCGGTCAAACGCTGAGTATAACGATTCAGCTTTTGCTGTTTGACAATATTCTTACGGGTGTAATGGCTATTCATTTGCAAACCAAAACTTCTAACAGGTGCAGCGAAAATGCATATTAGAACGGTGCAGCACCTGAGAGGGATCCTTCGACGGTGATGAATCCCGAAGGAGCGCCGGCGGCAACCGTAGTAGAACCGGCGGAACCGAACTCGGAGAAGGCGGGACCGAGGCCTCCCACAAGGGCGCTCATGGCCTGTTCATCGGTGGTGTCGAAGGGTGCAGTGGAATCAAACGCGACGGGTGCGGGGAGCAGGGCGGTTTCCGAGATGGGCTTCGGGATGCAGGGGCGATGCTGATCGCGCTTCTGGAGACGGGTGGCGACGAGATTATCGAAGGGAACCATCGTGGCCTCCTGGGGATTGTCGCAGAGCCACTCGAAACGATTCCAGCCCACGGCACGATTATTACAGGGAGGATCGACAAGCCGGGAATGCGTTTGGGGGAAGGAGCACTCCTTGACGGGTTCGGCAGCGGCCTGGTTGATCTTGTTGGACTGGGGGTTGTACTGGTCGCAGACGGTGCGGGTGGTGGGGCGGTTAATGTTGAAAAGATCGGATTCTACGTCGGTCTTGATATAGGTTCCGTTGAGGGAGGCACCCCAGGCCTGTTGGCGCACGGTGGGCTCAGGGGCGAAGCAGGCATTGCAGGCCTGAGGGGGTGCATCGAGTTGATAACGGCCGGGTCCAGTTGTAACACGAAGATCATCGCTCGTCTTACAACCGTCGTATGTACGGCGGTTCATAGATTGGTCTTTCAATTGATCCAGGGACGCCATTCTCTGATTGTGGAATAGTTTATGGTTCTGTCCATGTTGCGCTGCTTAAGAGCATGTAGGATATTATGGTATTCCAGTACTTCCTACATCAGATCAGATGCAGTACTTCATTTCAAAATAGAAAACCATCCGCCGCAGGCGGATTAAACTGCAGGGGGTCAGAGGGGGTGCTCCCAATTGGCTAAGGCCAATTGGGAGCTTTATCCCCGTCAGCGCAGCTGTCGGGCGAGCGGCACGCCCCTCCTTAAAAGCGGGAAGGGTAGCAGGTCTTCACGGTGAGATCCTTGGGGTATGCCACGCCAGGCAGCGTGTTGAGCTGGCAGGTGGGGAGGTTCAAGGGCTGGGTGGAGATCTGCTGGACCTGGCCGGTGGCCTTGTCGGCGAAGGTCATGGTGGGAGGGAAGTCAGGGCAACCGGCCTCGGAGCCGAGGGGGCAGGCGGGCTGGTACTGACGGGCAATACACTTGCTCTGGGCCCGGGTGATTCCGAGGAGTTCCGATTCGAGATCCACTTGGCTGCCATCGACGTTGCTGACTTCGCTGCCGCCCACGAGTCCCAGGGCATTCCTGCACTTCGCGGGGTGTTCGAACTTAGTAGGAATCTGAGTGTATGAAAAAATGTCGCGGGACTGCTGGTCGCGGACCAGGGCCATATCGGTGGATCCGATGCGATTCCAGGCGGTGTCAAAAGGAGCCGGAGTGCTGGAAATGTCCATTTCTATATGTGGGCGCAGTGAATATCATCGGATGTCATCGGATGGCCGAGGATATACTAAAAATCAAAATTTACAAACTTTTTAACAATTTAGGTCGCGAATGTACTGTCTCGACGGAATACCGGAGCGAATCCAGTTATTTGCAGCATCTTCGGGAATGAGATTCTTAGGGTTCTGAATGTGAGCGGCGAGATGAGGAACAAGGGGATAGAACTGGCCTTCGAAGAAGGTTTCGGTGACGGTTCCACAGGGTCTTTCGACACGGGCAAATTCGGCGTGGATGAGTCCGCTTTCCACGTCGGCATTGAGACGCCCGCGACCCATGAAGGGAACGGTGGCGAACGGGCGGCTCTGCACGTGGAGGGGGCAGCGGAGGCGGCCCTCCTGGGTAGGATTGGTACGCATGCGGGAATCCACGTCGATTTCCTTGTTGTTGTAGCCGAAGCCTTCGCGGCCGAGGAGTGTAGGATTGGGGAGCTCGGTTGCCTGAGCGGCGGCCTGAGCGGGGGTCAAGTTGGTGACATTGTAGGTACCGGGACCGGTGGAGTCCTGGTACTGCTGGAGAACCTCACAGCCATCGTCGCGGACTCTGGTGAAAGCGTTGATAACCATATCGCCGGGTTGAGCGGGGGCTCCGCTGCGGGGGAACGGTGCAACTGATGCCATTTACTCTATGAAGGGGTTAATTTTTAGGGGGATGTGATTATTACCATAATTATTATGTGAATACAAGATTCAGGGCTCGAAGCTCACATGTATCTTTTTTTGCATTATTCCCTGATGCGCTTAATCCAATATAGTATTGCGTTGAGTCAAATTCAATTCCATAGTATGTCATCCATGGATTTATTGGTTTAGTAGATGTTGCGTCAAAATAAATTGATAAC